CTTCTGCAGCAGCTCGATCTGGTTCTTCTGCCCCTCGATCGTCTGCAGCGCGGCCGCGCGCGCCCGCTCGCCGTGCAGCCGCGCATAGGCTCCGCGCAGCGCATCGATGACGCGGGCAAGCGTGCCCTTCGCGTCTCCCTCGGCAAGGGCCTGCGCGATGACGAGCGGCCGGAGCGCCTGCTCGACCTGCATCAGCCGCTGGGCCTGTTCGGTCGAGATCGTGCCGGCGGCAACGGCGTCGTTGAGCTTGCGCTGCGCGGCGGCTTCGGCCGTCAGATCGGTGGCCGATTTCGCCGACTGCGCGGCTTGCTCCGCGATCTGCTCGCGCAGGAGCTCGCGGGCTCGGGTCTCGACATCGACGCCATTCTGCACGGCCTCGGTCAGCGCCTTGCGGCGGACTTCCGCCTGCTGGGCCGCCGCTGCCCCCTTGAGCCAAGCATCCGCCAGGCCGAGCGTTGCCCTGGTGTTGACCTCGACGACACGCGATTGGTCGATATGCGCCTGCGTCGCCTCGGTGCGCGCCTTGGTGCCGGCCCGCGTGATGTCGGCTTCGGCAATGGCGACCGGGATCGCCTGTCCGGCAAGCTCAACCGCCGCCTTTCCTCGGCGATGGCAGCCTTCTGCGCCGGGGTCTTGGCCTGAAGCGCCTGGATTTCGAGCTCGTCGAGGCGGCGGGCCTTTTCGGCCGGGTCGAGCCAGCTGCGGATCGCGCGGGTGACCGCGTCATACGCGGTCTCGACCTGCTTGAGGTCGGCGACCTTCTGCCTGACGAGCGGGTCGTCAAGCGCGGAACGGAGTTGCGCCTGCCGGGCGCGGAGCGTCTGCAGCTCTTCGAAGCCGGGCGTGAGGTCGCGTGCCACCGTGCCGGCGCGGACCGAGAGCTCGTTGGCCTTCGCGTCCTTCGCCCGGACCTCGATGTTGGCGAGCTTGGCCTCGATCTTGGCGATCTCGGCCTCGACCTCGGCCAGCATCCGCGTATTGAAGTTGCGGGCCTGAGCCGCAAAGCGCGTAGGCGGGTTCTCGATCAGCGCCTGCAGGCGCGCGCGTTCCTGCTGGAGCTCCTTCAGACGCTCATCGATCGGCGCTCCGTCGAGCGCCCGCGAGATCGCGCGGCCCATCGCGTCATAGGCGTTGGACGCCATCCGCCCAACGAAATCCCAGGCGCGGCCGAGCGCCGTAGTGGCCTCGGATGCATTGACCAGGCTGCCTTTCAGCGCATCGAGCAGGACACGCTGGGCATCGGTGCGGTTGTTGTGATCGGCAAGCGTGCGGACGTATTGCCGCGTCCGATCATCGAGGAAGTTGAGCTTCTCGTTAAGCGAGTCCGCTCCCCGGATCGGATCGGCAAAGGCGCCGGCAAGCTCCTTGGTCGCGGTTGCGACATCGGTGCCGGTGGTCGCTGCGTAGTTCTTGACGACCTTGATCAGGCCTTCGAAGTTCGTAACCGCGATCTTGCCGGTCCGAAGGAACGCGGCCTCCATTTCCCGCGCGGCCGCAACCGAAACGCTGCCGGCGGAGGCCGACCGCTCCGCGATCCGTTCAATCTGGCCGACGGTTGCGCCCGCGGCCCGGCCGGTGCCGGCAAGCGCGACCTCGAGCTCCTTCTGCGACTCGATGTAGCGGTAATAGGAATAGCCGACCGCAGCTCCGATCGCCGCAATGCCGACCACAACCGCGGTCGTCGGCGTGATCAGGCTGGTGAGGCCCTGCCAGACACCGCGCAGGATGCCGGTGATGCCGGTGCCGGGCCCGAAGATCTGAGCGATCTGCGACCCCTGCTGCATCAGCACCATCAGGGGCCGCTGGCCGCTCGCAAGCGAGACGACCACGTCATTGAGCTGATAGCTCAGGTTGACGAGCTGGTGCGATGCGAGCTTGCCGGTCGAGCTGATCCCTCCGAGGGCTCTCGCGGTCGAGTCATAGCGGGCCTGCGCCAGGGCGTGCGCGGCGGCTTGCTCGGTTGCGGTAATCGCGCCCGCCTTGAACAGCCCATTGGCTTCGGCGATCTCGGCGTTGAGCTTTGCCTGCGCCGCGCCAAGCGGATCGATCTGCGCGCGCAGTGCAGCCGTGCGGGCCGCCAGGTCTTCGGAGGCTCTAGCCGCCTCTTCGAACACCGCGGCGGAATCCCGCGCGGACTTGGGAACGCCAGTGCCAACGCCGAGAACGGTATTGAAGCCGCGCTGGGCCTGATCGGCCGCAGCGGCCTGCTTGGCGGCCTGGGCCAGCCGTTGCAGGCGTTGCGTCTCGCGGTCTGCCGCGGCGCCCGCGGCGTCCATGGAGGTGGCAACGCCGCGGAACGCATCCTGTCCCGCCTTGCCGACCTCGTCGAAGGCGCGCTTGACCTCCGCCTTGCCCTCGACGCCGAGGCGGATCGAGACATTTGTGGTGGACATCGCTCGCTTACGTTCGCGGTTGCGTCGTGCTCATTCGGAGTCTCGGGCGTAGGCGCGCACGATGATCGGTTCGATCTCGGGGAGGAGTTCGACGAGCAGCGTGTTGAGCGCGCCCATGGCGTCGGCGAGCATCAGCACCGCGCCGAAATCGAGTGCGTAGACGCCGCCCATGACGGTACGCACCTGTCCGGCCGCGCGCTTGAGCACGCCCCAGGCGGCAATGCCGTCAGGCGTTTGTGGTGCGTGCTCGATGTAGAGGCAATTGGGGCACGTCGAGGAACAGGCCTTGCAGTAACCATCGCCCCCGCCAAAGTGCCATTCGGCGAGGGCGATCAGGCGTTTTTTTCAGCGTCCTGAATCAGCGCCGGACCGACGTAGAGGCGGTCGATCGCGTCAAACAGCGACCAGATTTCCAGGGCGGCATCGATGGTCTCCTTGTTCGGCTCGACGGGCTTGCCGTCCGCATCACCGATCCCTTCCCACCCGGCGATGCCTGAGTGTGAGAGCGAACGCGTGAAGGCGACGCCCGCCTTCACCATCGCATCCTCGCCGCCTGCCCGCAGCACTTCAGCCGCGGCGGTGCGAGCGAGCAGGATTGCTGCGACGGTGATCGGTCGAAACTGCACCCGGACGCCAGGAAGAATGTCGAGCCAGTACGGCTCGCGATCAAACGCGAGTTTGAGCATGGGAACCCCTCATGTGTTGGGTTAGTAGGCCGACACGTCGTTGATGAGTGCGGCGGTCAGCGTCTTCTGCAACGTCGGGTCCTCGGCGGCCTGGAAGGCGAACGCGGCCTGAATGCCGCCCGGACCGGTGATCGGCTGCTTCGGCTTCGGCAGGTAGACCTCGTGCACGGTGAACAGGAGCGACTTGTCCTCGTCGATCTCCCACCCAAACGACAACTCGCACGCGGTGCCGGCAACCGCCTGGTCAAGGAGGACCGTATCCGCGAAGCGAATGGTCACGGTGCCGGTGACGCTGACCATTGCCGGGTCGGAATCCTCGATCCGACCGTCCGGCCGGATCACCTCGACCTTGTCGAGATTGTTGGAATAGGTGAGTTCCGCCGAGACGATCTGCCCGAGCGCGGTGCCGTTGCGCTTGATCTCGCCCATGAATTGCGAGAACCGCTTTATCACCGCCTCGGTCGGCGTCCCCGCGCCGGACGATCCGGCCTTGGTCTCGCCCTGCGCGATCAGGCTCATGGTGGCGTTGAGGAGGCCTGAGCGCTGCAGCTGGATTTTCATGGAATTGGCGCGGACACCGAAGTTCATGCCGTAGCTCGGGACTTCCGGCATGCCGACTTCGATTGCCATCGACGGCAGCGTGAGCGCGCCGGAGACAAACGTGTGGGTGAACACGCCGGTGTCCTCGACCGTGGTCGGGGCGCCAAGCAGCAACTTCAGCCAGTAGCCGAAGTTGCGCAGATCTACGGGGACGACAACGTCGCCCTCGTTGTTGACCACGTCGCGGCTCGGCGGCAGCGGCTCCCGGCCGTAGCCGAGCAGGTCGCTCGCGATCAGGTTCTGCTCGTCGCCAAGTGCCGAAGAGACGAAGGGCAGCTTCTTGTAGCCGGCCACCGGCGGCGTGCCGTAAGTCGTCTCGAATGCCGCAGCCATGACGGCGTTGGCGCCGCGTGCGCGTGCCATGGGATTCTCCTGCTCTTGATTGCGTTCAGTTCAGCGGATCGGGCGTGCCGTAGACCGCGACGATGGCCGCGTCGGCCCAGCGGCCGGCACGCGCGCCCGCGGTTTCGACGTCGTCCGTTGAAGGCGCCTGCGCCTCGATGAAGTCGCATAGACCGCCGAGCGTGCGGTCGCCAGACACCGCCACGCCGATCGCGCCAAGCATCTCGTCGAGCACCTGCTCGGGCGACTGCGAAGACGTCTCGTAGGCGGCAAGCTCGATCGGGATGCGATGGCTATAGACGTAGACGAGCGGAGATAACATCACCTCAGGCTCGCCTGGATCGCCATCGCGAATGACGACGAGACCGCCGGGCGGAATTCGCTCGGGCTTTGCGAGGTTGCGCCTCACGTCGGCAGTGGGCAGCGCCGAGGACAGCAGCGCCTTGACCGCGTCGAGCACCTGTTCGCGCTTGCTCACGGGGCAAGTCCCACCGTGACGGACAGAATGAAGGCGAACGATAGAACCGTCAGGACGATTGCGATCGGCCGATCAATCATGTCGATCTCCAGCGACTGGCGATGACCCCCGGCACGCGGTCGGCCCATCGCTGGGCAACGCTCGCGATATCGAAGCGCTTCTTGAGCGTCACCTGCGGAACGAGCAGAAAGACCACCACCGTCGAACGGCCGGCGATCCGGGTGTAGGTGGCTCCGCTGCGCGTGCGACCAGTGTTGGCGCGCGCAAGGCCGCGCTTGGTGAGCCGTGCATTGTCGGCAACGAGCAGCGACGGCCCGCCGCGCCGATAGACGAAACGAAGCCGCATCCCAGTGCGGCGTTCCCAGCCACCCGGCGTGATCCGCTTCATGGCGCCGGTGGCGCTGATGCCTTTGACGCCCGCGGCCGCCGTGGGGATCGCGAGCCAGAAGCCGCGCTGCGATCGGATCGTCACCCCGCGATCGAAGGCGTCGACGATATTCGGGGCTTTCGACCACACGAACGATGCGGCCTCGAGACTGACCGCCCCTTCAGGATACGTCCTGCCACGCCAGGTGTTGGCGAGCCGTTGCCCCAATCCGGCGTCGGTGACGTCGGCTCGCAGTTCGCCTTTGAGCCCGTCCGTCACCTCGCGCATGGCAGCCGTCACCGAGCGGGCTGCTGCTCCCTCGACCTCGCCTAAGCCCTTGGCGAGGTCGTCGGTCTTGATCGAGAACCGCATCGGCTTAGCCCAGCGGGGACGCCTCGCAGGTCCAGATCAGCCGCTCTGCATCGATGGTGGGTGTGGCGATGACGGCGAAGGTCTCGCCTTCGATTTCGAGCGTGTCGCCGGACGCCGGATTCGGCACCTCCGCTCGGCGCACATCGATCAATACGGTCGGCATGACCGCCCGGCTGTCGCCGAAGCCGACAACCTGGTCCGGGCGCTTGCGAATGACGCGGACGGCGCTGCCATCGCCCGCTCCCCCAGCGCGCCACTGGGCGTCCCGCCCGAGGTTGGGATCGGCAAACAGGGCCGCGATGGCCAATTCGATTGCGTTCATCGATGCTTATAAAGGTGCGAAATGCGGGAACCGGGGTGGCCCGATTTGTCTTTCCTTAGGAAGTTTGTTGCTATATTCTTGCTACAGAAATGGAGGCAATCCGTGGCACCCACCAAACCCCGCCCGGTCTCCGCACCCGACAAGGCGACCGTCCTCACCAAGGCAACGCTACGAGCCGCCGGCCAGCTGGGCCTGACCAACAAGGCGCTCGCGACCGTGATCGGCGTATCGGAGGCAACCGTCTCGCGCATGCGCAGCGGCGACTACACTCTGCAGCCGGGCCAGAAGCCGTTCGAGCTCGCGGTCCTGTTCGTGCGCCTCTACCGGTCGCTCGACGCGATCGTTGGCGGCGACGACGCGGTTGCCGGCTCGTGGCTGAAGAACCGCAACACCGCGCTCGACGGTGAACCGCTGACGCTTATTCAAACCGTGCCCGGGCTGATGAATGTCATCCAGTATCTGGACGCCCGCCGCGCTGTCGTCTGACGCCCGTGCCAGCAGCGGCACTTGCTGGCGGCTGGTCGAGGCGCAACACCATGTCTCGACGCTCAAGCTCGTCGATTCGGTTGACGAGCAGGAACTGCTCGAAGACCTCATCGAGACCACCAAGCCGCCACTGCCGCCCGAGTGCCGCGACCTGCACTACCTTCTGTCGACGCCGTTCCGCTATGGCGCGGTCTACCCCACCGGATCGCGTTTCCGGCGCGCGGGCATGACAGAGGGCGTGTTCTACGCATCGGAGGTGCCGCAGACGGCGGTCGCCGAGATGACATTCTGTCGTCTGCTGTTCTTTGCGGAGTCGCCCGATACGCCGTGGCCTGCAAATCCCGCCGAATACACGGCATTCTCAGCCGAATACACCACCAAAAAAGCGATCGATCTGACCAAAGGCAAATACAGCGCCGACCGGGCACGGTGGATGCATGTAACGGACTACGGCCACTGCCAGGCGTTTGCCGATGCCGCCCGCGCGGCCAAGATCGAGATCATTCGCTACGCATCGGTTCGTGACCCCGATCATGGCATCAACCTCGCGGTTCTGACTTGCCGAGCATTTGCTAAGACCCAGCCGATCGAGCAGCAGACGTGGCATATTCGTCTCAGCGACGCCGGCGCCCAGGCGATCTGCGAGGCGCCGAAGTCCGGCATCACGTTTGATCGCAAGGCCTTTGCGGCCGATCCGCGCATTGCCAAGCTGCGCTGGGTTCGCGCTTAGAAGCTCGCATTGAGTCGAACACGCCCGACGGTCTCGCCGGCTCCGTTGCCGACAGCCTCAATGGCGGCGCCAATCAGCGTATTGCTGGCGACGGTCTTGGTCGTCTCTTTGGCGGTGTTGTCCCAATAGATCTTGTCGCCGACCGCCCAGGCCTGCGAGCCCACCTTCTTGAGGTCGAACACGCCGACGAGCGCGGCCTCGATCGCCTCGCCGTTCGCAGCGGCGCCGGTGGCGACCCCGAAGATGGCACCGACGAGAAGCCCGTCGCCGGAAGCGACGTCGTAGGGCGCCGTGAGCGTGATGGTATTGCCGGGTTGAACGTAGTTCTTCATGGCAGATGTCCTTCTGAAACGACGAAGGGCGGCCGAAGCCGCCCGTTCCGTCAGTCCAAGATTAGAGTTCTAGGTTTATGCGCCGGCGTTCTTGTAGAGGCCGCGCCAGTCAATGGCCTTGGCGCCGAAGTCGAGCCGGCACTTGATCTCGACGCCGTCGACGTCGAACCCGTTGCGGGTTTCGATGTAGGCGCCCTGCTGGCCCTCCAGATACGCGTACTCGATGGTGTCGATCTGGGCCGGGTTTGCGGCGAGATACCAGGCCGTGGCGCTCGCGCTGTCGAGCCGCGGCTCGGAGATCGGGGTGAGCGTGCGGATCGATTGCGGCACCACATCGCCGGTCTTTGCTGGCACCAGGTTCTGCACAATCAGGAAGGACGGGCGGATGTTGAGCACCGTCTTCTTGTCGAGACCGGTCTGCTTGGCCATCGCGGCGCGGCCGTCGCCCACCGTGGTGACGCTGAGCGCCGCGCCAGTGCCGGCGAGGTTCTTGTGCGTCGCGTGGAAGAGCGCGACGCCGTCGGCCATCGCTGCGTTCGCCGTGACGATCGCCCACACCACGTCGCTTTCGAGCGTGGCAATGGCAGTGCCGTACATCGCCGGAATGCGGGTGAAGGCATCGAGGTCGTCGTTGATCAAGACCTGCCGCGTGATGCCGACCACGCGACCGTAGGTTTCGATGCGATAGCTTTCCTTCGATTCCGCGATCGTGCCGCGCTTGAACTCGCCGCTCTCGTTGACCTTCAGGAGCTGCGGCGCCTCGCCGATCTGCACCCGGTTCATGGCCTTGAAGTCGGTGGCCAGCACCTGGCGGCAGAAGGCCACAAAGGTGCGCGGATAGGCATCGTAAGCTTGGCGCAGCGCCTTGTTGGTGACCGCCGAGAGGATTTCGGGGAAGTCAGAGGTCGAGTGCAACGCACGCGTTGCGATCTCGTCGCGCGAGAAGCCCCGGACATTGACGCCGGCATTCGCCAGAAACTCGCGCGCCAGCTCGAGCAGCGTCATGCCGCGGTATTCGCGGGCAGGTTCGCTGAGTGGGAACAGCGTCGGGCTGTAGCGGTGCAGGAGCGCATTCGCCACCGCGTCGCGGCGCGTCACGCGCTCGTCACGTCCGCCGAGCGGAACGGAGACATGCGGGAATACTCGCGCATGATCGGCAGCCTCGGCGACCTTGTTGAGGATCAGGCGGCGGGCCTCCTCGATCCCGACATTGCGCTTCACCAGGTCATCGGAGAAAGACCGCTCCAGCCCAAGCCGGGTCGCGAGATCGTAGATGGTCGAGACCCGGTCGCGCTCGATTTCTTGTGCGCGGGCGATGAGCGCGTCCGCCGTCGGAGCGGCAGACATCGGCACCGCCGGCTCGGTCGCCACCTGAGCGGGCTTAGACGGCCGTGCCTCGGCTTGTGATCGCTGTTCCAATCCGTCCTCCTTGTGATCGAGGATCCCGGGCAAGGCGAGATCACCGGCCGCGTTCGGGTCGGGTGCCGCCGGCTTGGTCTGAGCATTTTCCATGATGGTTCTCCTGGGAGTGGTCGCGTCATCCCGGTCGAGGACGCAGGGCATCAGGTAATCAACCGAGCGGAAGCCGGCCGCCGGGTCGGCCCCGACCGGGACCGCGGAGATTTCGAAGGGAGTCCAATCGACGGCACGCCACAATTCGGGGCCGTTGTTCGGACGGGTGATTTCGTAACGCTGGACCTGATAGCCGACCGAGACCGCGCGGATGTGCCCGCTGCAGATATCGTTCCAGACCGGGGTGACATCCTCTCGCTCGCTAAAGCGCACGCGGGCCAGCCCGCGACCGTTCTCGATGCGCGCCGTGCCCGGCACCACCGAGCCGATCACTGCCTCAAGCGCGAACCGATCGTGCACCTTGAGGAGCGGCGCACCTGCGTTGAGGCGATCGAGATGGACCTCGTCAGGGTCCATGCTCAGCTCCTCGTCGAACGGCTCGCCGAAGAACGGCTGGCGCCGCACGCGCGCGCCGGTCGACCACACGACCTCGATCGAGCGATCCTTCTCGTCGAGCGATGCAGGCAGAATGGCTGCCGCCCGCTGAAGCGGCGGCAGATCGATAGTCCCGTGCATTTCGTTATCCTTGCTGTTGACCAGGCGCGGAATCGGCACTCGCGTCGATCGCGTCCTGCAGCACGCCGGTCTTGGTGACCTTGCGCGGGTCTGAGTCGAGCACGAGCCCGAGCGCGTCGAGTTTGGCGTTCATGGCGGCGATCTCGGCAAGCACCGCGTCCGGGTTATGGCCCTGCCGCGCGATGGCCTGGGCAAGCGTCATGGTGCCCGATCGCATCGCCAGCATGTCGGCCATGGCGTCTTTCAGCGGATCGACCGCCTCGAAGCGCGGCGGCGACCACGCGACCGCGATCTTGGGCTGCGGCAGGCGTCCGGCTGCCCAGGCTTGCTCCGTGAACCAGTCCCAGACCGGCTGGCAGAACATCGGAATGAACAGCTGCCATTGCACGGCATCGATCATGCGGCGGAACTCGACCAGGCCCGCGCGGATCGACGAATAGTTGACCTGGCTCAGATCTCCGGTGAGCAGTTCGTAGGGCAGCCGGAATCCGGCCGCGACGATGTGCAACTGCGCCCGCAGCCATTCCGACACCGCCGCCGTTGTGGCCGGCTGGTTGAACTTGATGTCCTTGCCGCCGCGTGCGTAGGCAATTAGCCCGGGCTCGAACTGCTCGACGCGATTGCCATCGGCATCAACGACAGATGGGGCGATGCCTTGCTCGCCCTCGTCGGCGCCGAGCACGATGCCGACCACGCAAGCCTCGGTCTTTTTGCGGACCAACTCGGCCTGGGTCCAATCGTCGAGGTCGCGCAGTGCCCGCATGACGGGCGTGCCCCACGGCACACCGCGCACTTGTGCACGCTGCTTTTCGTAGAGATGGACCACGTCGCCGGCAGGTACTGCTGCACTATCGAGTCTGCGGCGCAATGACACTGCGTGATCGCCGGGATGCTGGGTGAACAGCCAGTAGGCGCGTCGACGGCCGATAGCATCGAACTCGACGCCCTGCAGAATGCGCCCACCATTGGCGAGATCACCGTTGCGCGTGCCGTCCAGAAGATCGGCTTCGATGATCTGCACCTGCAGCGGGACGTCGAGCCCGTCCGTCGCTCGCCGCGGACGACGCCGAAGCAACACCTCGCCGGCCTCGACCATCTCTCGGCAGGCCAGCGTCTGCAGCCCGTAGCAATCGAGTTGACCGTCGGCATCACAGTGGGAAGACCAGCTCTCCCACAGCGCGTCGGCCTCGCGATCGAGTTTCTTGTTGCCGCTCGCGGCGCGCGGAATGATCCCGGCGCCGACGATATTGTTGACCAATACCGAAACCGCCTTCGCGGCGTGCGGGTTGTTGCGAACCAAATCGCGCATGCGGTCGCGCAACAGCGCGCCAGCCATCGCGATCTCGGCGTCAGCCGAAGAGTTCGGAGCACGCCAGCCGTCCGTGCGCCGACCGCGCGCCGCGCCGTCGTAGCCGCGCGTCAGCACCTCGAAGCTTTGCCGTGCCAAGACACGGCGAACGGCGGCACGAGGGGCGACGGCGCCGATGGCGCGATCAAGCCAGGTCGCTTGCGCCATCAACGATCGCCGCGGGAAAACCCGGCATACCCGGCAACCGGCGCCGAAGCCGAAGACGCAGCCGCGATCTCGCGCTCGATGGTCCGAATACGCTTCAAGAGATCGTCGGCCGAGCCGTATTCGACGGTGCGACCGTCATAGCTCACGCGCAGCGTCCCCGATGCGTAGGCGCGGCGGAGCGCGGCCAGCTCGTTATCGGTCCACATCACCTCAGCCATCCCTTGTCCACGGCGAGCCAATCGGAGCGGCGCTTGCCGGCTGCGGCCGGTGCACGCGCGAGTACGCCCGCGGTCAGGCCCTGCGCATCGCTCTGCGCGGAGATCACTGCACTTTCATCAGGCGCAGGCCCGACCTGGTCCTCGAGGTCACGCCACTTCGCTTCGGACCACCGGTCCGCTCCCGCGAGCCATGCGGCCGAGCGGGCGTAGACGCGGCAGTCGAGCGCCTCATTGCGTTCGCGAATCTTCTGCCATTCCAGGCGTGTGAAGCCGCGCTTGGTTCGCACCGTCACGAGTTGCTCGGCAGCGAGCTGCTTGACCCATTCCGCTTCGGCCCCGCGCGGCAGATGAACGAACCCCGCCGGAAAGGAAGCACCCTCAGCGATCTCTTCGTCGGTCGGGCGGTCGAGCCGCAAGAAACGGTAAGTTTCGCTCTTGAAGGTCGCGACCGCGATCGTCCAAAGCCTCGCCCCGCGCCGCAGTTTGCGGCCTGCCTCAGTCACATCCACGAAGGTCGGACCGACGACCGGTGCTGCCCGATTGAAGCCCTCCACGCCCTTGACCGGCGCGACCTGCGCGTGCCCCACCTTGCGGCCCCAGGCATAAACCGCCGGCGATTCATAGCCGGTGTCGATTGCGAGCTTCGCGAGCCCAAACCGTGCGCCGTGCGCGTGCGGCCAGGTGCGATCCAGCAAGCCGCTCAGCTCATCCCAGCTTTCCGCTCGGTCGGGTCCGCCCTCGATCACGAGGTGCTCGACCAGCCAGCTTTCGAGTCCGCGGCCCCAGGCCCAGACGTCGACCTCGATCCGATCCTTCTGAACGTCGGCGCCCGCGGTCAGGAACAGACCGCGGGGCGGCACCGTGCCGATCTGCCAGGGTTCGCGACGATCGTACAGACGCTGCCAGTCGGGCGCCTCGCCGGTTTCGATCCAGGTCTCGCCGAGGACGCCGTTTTTGAAGCTGCGCTTGGCTTCGTCGGTTGCCTGCGCTGCCTCCCACATCCGGGCGATGTCGGCCCACGAAAACCATCCGACCGGCGAATAGAGCGCCGAGAGATGGAACCCGATCGTGCCGGGATCGGCGGCGTCCGCGGTCGATTGCCAGTCGCCGGCCGCAAGCATCGCGGTCTTGTGATGCTCTTCGATGGCGGCGTCGCAGGCCTCGCACTCGTAGTGTGCGGTCTCGGGTTTTCCCTTGTCCCACCGCAGCCGCTCGAAGCGCAGCCACTGCAGCACCCCGCAATGCGGACACGGCACGAAGAAGCGACGCTGGTCGGATGCCTCGTACTCGCGTTCGATCCGCGAGAAGCCATGGATCGTTGGCGTCGAGGTCAGGAACGTCTTCGCCCGCCACGAGAACGTGCGCGTGCGCGCCTCCATGACGCGCGAGACCACCGCCGCATCGGCACTGCTGCCGCAAAGGAGACGGTGGCGGCCGAGCAGCCAGAGATCGCCGGCTTGCGTGACCGGCTGACGCGGCAGCGCAGGTGTCTCGTCGGCGGCATCGTCGTCGCCGTCGCTGGCTTCCCCCTCTTCGCCGAGCGGCGCCATCAGCGCTTCAAGCTCGGCGTCGGAGAATCCGGTCAGCGCAAGATCGAAGCCCTCGCCGTTGAGCGCATGCAGCTCGGCCGCGAGCAATTCCTCATTCCAGCCGGCGTTGAGCGCGAGCTTGTTGTCGGCAATCACGTAGGCGCGACGCTGCGCCGGGGTCAGGTGGCCGAGCACCACCACCGGCACGGTATCTATGCCGAGACGGCGTGCCGCCAGCAGCCGGCCATGACCGGCGACCACCACGCCTTCGGCGTCGACCAGGATCGGGTTGGTCCAGCCGAACTCCACGATCGAGGCCGCGATCTGCGCGACCTGGTCGTCCGCGTGGGTGCGGGCGTTGCGTGCATAGGGGATCAGGCGGTCGAGCGGCCAATGCTCGACCGTGTCGGGCAGTCGGTGCGTCATCTGTTTCGCGTGGAGCGCCGTACCGCGGCAGGCGTGGTAACTGGGGCACGCCTGTTACCAGGCGGCGGTTACCAGGGCGCAGGCCGAAAACACCAACCGTTGCGGCCCTTTAGGGCATACGGGCGGCAACGTCGCGTGGTAACCGGTAACTCAGATTTTTGCCCTGCCGGTGGCGAAATTTCGGGCCATTGCCCCCCGCCTAGGATCTCCGCCAGGAAGGACCCGCGAGCGGCCGGACGGGCTCGATCCTTTCCTTGCCGGTTGGGCTAATGAAAGGTTGACGGCCTTCCCTTTCCTTAAGTCTGTTCCAATCGGGTGCAATTGGGTGGGCATTCGGGTGGCCTTGCTATTTGGGTGGATTTGGGTGTCTATTCGGGTGTGAGCATCCGAACCGACACCATCCGGATCACCCCGGAGATCCTGGCGCTGATCGCCGAGATCGACGAGTTCAAGGGCGCCTGGCGGGCGCTCGGAACCGTCGCGCCTGAACGGCTGTCGGCGCTGCGGCGTGTCGCCACCATCGAGAGCATCGGCTCCTCCACCCGGATCGAGGGCAGCAAGCTCTCCGACCGCGAAGTCGAGCGGCTGCTCTCCAACCTCGACATCAAGTCCTTCGCATCCCGCGACGAGCAGGAGGTCGCCGGCTACGCCGAAGCGATGGACCTCGTGTTCCGGTCGTGGGACGAAATCACAATCACCGAAAACCACATCAAGCAATTGCACCGCGACCTGCTCGTGCACAGCGAGAAGGACGAGCGCCACCGCGGCGGTTACAAGACCGGCCCCAACAACGTCGTGGCCTTCGACCAGGACGGCAAGCAGATCGGCATCGTGTTCGAGACCGCGACGCCATTCGACACGCCCCGGCTGATGACCGAACTCGTCACCTGGTTTGGCGAGGCGACGGTGGAGAAGCGCCTCCATCCTCTGCTCGTCATCGCGATCTTTACGGTCGTGTTCCTCGCCATCCATCCGTTCCAGGACGGCAATGGACGGCTGAGCCGTATCCTCACCACACTGATGCTGCTGCGCGCGGGCTATGCCTACGTGCCCTACAGCTCGCTTGAGAGCGTCATCGAGCAGAGCAAGGAAGGCTACTACCTGGCGCTGCGGCAGACGCAGGGAACGATCCGCACCGACAATCCCAATTGGGAGCCGTGGCTTCTGTTCTTCCTGCGCGCGCTGCGCCAGCAGAAGGAGCGGCTGGCGAGAAAGATCGAGCGCGAGAAGCTCGTGGTCTCAAGCCTGCCGGAACACTCAGTCCAGATTCTCGACCACGTCCGCGAACACGGCCGCGTCAGCATCGGCGAGATCGCCAAGCTGACCGGCGTCAGCCGCAACACGCTCAAGGAGCACTTTCGGCAACTGGTCGAGAAGGGCTATCTCGCAAAGCAGGGCGGCGGGCGATCGACCTGGTACGTGCTGAAGTGAACCGGATCGTCGACGCGCGTCTCGCGATCTTGCCAACGAAACTAGCGAATCCGCGCCATTCTGTCTGAGCGAAAAGTGTCTGGCAGACAATTTTCGCTGCACTACGCTGACGCCGCAATCGTGCGCTCGATGAAGCGTCGCTTCGAGAGTCCTTTCGGCAAGTGATGCCCGTTGAGTCTCCACGCGATCACGCACAAGGCGTAGAGCCAATGCTCGTGTGCGGCGGCGCGCTGCAGCCCGACCTTCCAGCACACGGTCTTCCACCGCTCGCCGGTTGCCCGAAGCCAGACGACCTTGCGATCGATCGGCTCAAGCCATTTCAACCAGTCGAGCGTCTCCTCCATGCGGCTGATCGCAGCGGCGTTCGGCCTCACCCGCGTGATGCGGGGCGGCTCCTGGCTCACCAGGTCGCTGAACTCGTAGAGCATCCTCGGCCACGTATTGAAGTGCCCGGGGACGCACACGTCCGGCAGCCGCTTCATGACGTCGGCCGCTTCGACGAAGCGTTCCTCGATCATCGATTCGGTCCAGCGGCGCTCGGTCATCGCCGGTCTCCCCGAGGCGTGCGGCCATAGAGCCGCGATCCGATCTGCCGGACCAGTTCACGTTCGGGCCAGGAGAGGCGGTGGTCATCGGCGCTGACAACAAGAACTCCCTGGTCGCGCCAGCCGTAGCGCTTGATCGCTTCGGTCTCGGATGGCTCTGGGGAGCGCCCCATCATGCGACGAGCAGGCGATGAGGCCTGATTGGCTCGCTGCGTGACGGATGTGTCGGATGCTTTCGGAATCCCCTCACGCGTGCGCGCGTGCGCGCGCGTGACGTTGATATCGAACTGATCCGTCACATCCGTCACACGATTGATTTTGTTCGACTTCATGCTGTGCTCCATGTCGGTCAGAACTCCATCTCGGCACGGCCGCTGCCGCCCTGCCGCAGGCCAAGTCCGCGAAAGCCGCGGGCATGACGATCGCGGTAGGGTTCGAACCCTCGGCTCGCCAGGTTTTCGGAAAAGCGCTTGATCGAGCCGACGAACTCGCCGTTCGCTTCGGCCCAGACCTTCCAGGCGGCGAATAGTGTGCCGCTCGTCTCGGTCAGATTGCGCCCGCGCTCACACGCTTCGTCGAGCCAACGCCCCAACGCATCCTCGGCCTCGAAATATTCCTCGGTCGCGGCGGACACGGCGGTCGGAGGCTTAAGGCCCACGCGCTGCCATTCACGACAGCCACGGGCGCGCCGGCCGGGCTAGCGATCGGAGCGTGAACCTGAGCGGCCTCGTAGGCTGCCGCGGGCTCCGGTCTGATGACGATCGAGGCGCCGGGCGGAGCGCCAGGCACGTCTGTTTATGATCTCGGCAACAGCTGGTTCTCCGAGAGATCGCGCGTCTACAGCAAATTCACAGTGGTTCACGCGACAATCTCGATGCATTTCAACCCGCCTCCGGGTGCAAAGAGAGCGAGGACGCTGAACATCGAGCTGACCAGGCCGAACTCATCGAACCTGAAGGATTTGCCCGAGGCGGATCGAAAGATTGCCGAAACGCATATCGAGAAATGGGAGCTCATCGAACCTGCGGCATAAGTCATGACCACCGCAAATCTCGTTCTGGCGCTTCGAAGTCTTTGCGAGTGCGAATTGCCGGAGATCACAGGTCAGGGAATCGAAGAGAGCAGTGATCGCACAGCAATCGCTTCGCTGGTCGATCTCGGCGCACTGACTCACATCGATAATGCCGAGACGGTCTTGTGTCTTGGCTGCGACGTTCCGCATTCAATCGGCGTCGAATATGCCGGCGACGGACTCTATCGCGCATTCTGTCCTGATAGCGGATATCAGTCCGTTCTGCCCGACACGCTGCGGCGGTTTGTGGTCGACGAGAACTGGATTGCCGGCAGCATCGCGACTGCACTGGGACTGAAGTTCGTCAAGGCGTCGACCTCATCGACTGTCATTCGCGTTGGACGGGCGCGATTCGGCCCCTATGCGTGCGAGTTGTTCGTCGGGCGCCGTCTCTCCGAGAAAGACCGATTCGAAGATGCCAAACGGATTGTTGCAGGGCATACTGGATCGGCGCCGGCAATCATCCTGACGTCGACCGCGCTCGATTTGATCCCCGGTGAAGCACCACCACGCTGCGCCCTCGTTCCGCTCGATGAGGTATTGCAGGTCTCCGCCAGCACGATCTCGATCGACGAAGGGCCTATCTATGCGGCTCTCCGAGGGACGGACCATCGCTTCCGTAGCGATGGTATCGGCTTCGCGTTCAGTCCGGGGTTTCGCTCGGCGGTCGTCGGGGATCAGGAATATACATTCACCGACAAGCAAGCGCTCGCGGTGGAAGCTCTCCATGAAGCGCGGAAAAGCGGCCTCTCCCGTCTTCACCAAACCGAAATTCAAGGCGCGGCCGGTACAAATCAACGTGTCGGACAGTTGTTTGCGGGTCATCCGGCCTATGGATCGGTCATCAAGTACGACGGCGCCGGGTACTACTGGCTCGACCTGTAGGCCCAGGCTGTGTGCCAGACGTATTTCGAGTCCCAGCGAATTCGCACAGCTTTTCGCACACTGACCGAGCCAAGAATCCCACAGGGCATGCGCCATTCTTCGCGTGACTTCGACACGCTTTGGTTGGCCCCATGGACATCAGGCATCTCAATCAAGTTCAACTCGCTCGCCGCTGGAATCTCAGCCCGCGCACCTTGGAACGCTGGCGGTGGCTTCATCAGGGCCCGCAGTATCTGAAGATCGGCGGGCGGATCGTCTATCGGCTCGACGACATCGAAGGGGGAGCCAGCTTGAGCCTGCGCACCCGTACCGCCTTCACGCCGAGAGCGGGATCCGGTGCAAGCGCCTGTGGCGTCTTCAAGGAGTCGAGGAGAAATGATCGTTTCCTGACCAAGTCGAATTTCGGCTCGATCTTGAGAAGCTTTCGCGCAAATGACTCGCGGAGCGCCTCATGCACCTCTTTGCCGCCCCTTGTGACGGTCGAGGTGTGGCCATTGCTCGCGTCGTAGACAATGGCCGCTTCCAGCGCTGGGTTCGAAATGCGACGGGTGAATTTTCCATTCACGAATTCGGTGCCGTTGTTGGGCAGCCCCTGGATATAGACCGCCACCTGAATGCTCTTGTCCTGGTGGCGTTCGGCAAACTCGACTTCGCAGGAAATGCCGGAGCCATCGCGTCGGCGGTGGAATTGGCAGATCTCGGCCTTGAAGGCACCGACATCGGCTTCCACTTGGCTGACCGTCAGATCTGCCGTGGTCTTGTAGTGTCGGCCTCGATTGCCTTCCGAGTAGTAGTCGAAGAATCGGAGCTCTTCACCTTCGCGAAAAATCTCCGCTTGCGTCCAAAGCATCCATAAGGCTCTCTCCTCATCGTTTTCCAGCTCACCGAACTTTCCGACGACCTCCTCGCGATGAGCTGCGGCGTTGAGGAGCGCGATTCGACCGCGCTCGGTTGCCATTGGATGCACGCGGACAAGTTCGCCCAAGTACGAGAGCGCATTGCCGCATTGCTCGAACTTTGCGACCAGAACGGGCTGCATGTTCCCGTCCGACAGATACTCATTCTTCTGGCCAACAGTGTGCTTGGCTATCCACCAGCTGCACCGTGGAAGGCACCTTATCGGCTTACAAATGCAGCGCGAAGGGACACGACAGCGGTTTCAACGGCAGCGATCGTTCGATCGATTTCGGCGTTGGTATTGAGGTGGGACAGGCTGAACCTAATAGCCTCCCCAGCTCGCTCATATGAACCGGTCATCGCCATCACAACATGCGATGGGGTTACGGTATCTGAGCTGCAGGCCGAACCAGTCGATACATAAATATTCGCGGCGTTGAGCATGCCCGCAAGTGCGTCACCATCGATATGATTGAAGCCGAGGTTAGTTGTGTTGGGGATCCGCGGCTGATCCGCACCGTTGATGTAGCAACCATCAATATTTTGAAATAGGACCTGCTCTAGCCGATTTCGCAGCGCCGCCGACGTCTCGGACCGGTCCCGAATTTCTACGGCCGCGAGGCGGGCCGCCTCTCCAAACCCTACGATCGCGGGAACATTCTCCGTCCCGCCCCTGCGTCCGGTCTCTTGGCCACCGCCCCTAATCAATGCTTTGATCAAAGCCCGAGATGCGATCAACGCACCGACCCCCTTCGGGCCAAAGATCTTGTGAGAGCTGATCGATAGATAGTCTATAGGCAGCTCTTCAAGATCAATCGGCAGTTTGCCCGCAACTTGAACAGCATCAACATGGAGTGGCACACCGAGGTAAGCGCAAAGTTTTGCGATCTCCGGAATCGGGAAGATGACGCCGGTTTCGTTGTTGGCCCACATCACGCTGACGAGGCAAGTGTTTTCGCAGATCGCCTCCGCGAGTTGATCGAGAGAAAGCGCCCCAGAGCGATCTACGGGCAACTGCATAATGTCCGCGCCGCGCTCTTGCGCAGCTAAGGCACACTGCTGGACCGCTGGATGTTCCACAGCTGTTGTAACTATCCGAGGTCCATTTCCATTGTAGCGGGCCAGTGCGGAATGAAAGGCAGTGTTGACCGCTTCAGTAGCGGAGGAAGTGAACAACACATTCGACGGCGAAGAACCGACCAATTGTGCGACTTGGTCTCTGGCGGCCTCAATGGCGGATCGAGCTTCGGCGCCTGGCGTGTGTGCACTGTTTGGGTTGCCCGGAGCCTCCCGAAAAAATGGGAGCATGGCTGCGAGGACCGGAGGGAGTACCGGCGTCGTCGCATTATGATCGAGATAAATGCCCTGCATCAGCTTATCCCGGTGTCGTCCGTACCGCGCAACCGTTCAGGGGAGGCGCGACGTCGCCCAATCCGCCGCCTCGGTCCCGTACTCCAATCGCCAGAATTGAAAGACAATTCAGGACGCGACTTGGAGTCTAGGCGCTCTCCCCCTCCAACTGAAATATCAAAAAGTACGGATCGCAAGCGCGAAAAAACCGCACACAATCAGACACTTAGGAATCCGTACCAAATCCTCATAGTCCAGAGGTCGAGAGAAAAGGCGCCAACAGAGAGCGCGGACAACGACCGCAACAAGTTCAAGAGTTCAGAGGTCCAGGGCCAAAGCCCCGCATAACGTGTAGTTTTTCGCTAGGTCGCATCGCGGGAGAGAAAGTTAGCGGTGATGTAGCTGGCGGGGCACGTAGTCATGTGCGAACCGGTCTCCGCATCAAAACCCATGATTTTCGGGAAAATTTACAGGGCTTTTCGCGATTCTGAGCCCTGCCAAGACACCCAAAGCCCCAGAAGTGCCGATTCCATCGGCCTAACTTGACCAAATTCGCCTCACAAAAAGCAGGTCGGTTTCGACCAAAGAACAGGCTGGATTTGCGATTTTCACGAAATCTGCAGGCCGATCGAGCTTGTTTTCGGTCCGGTTGAATGAATCTCACGAGTGGCTACGTCCCAAAGATAGTAACCGCCAGCTTGCGAGGTCATCATGATACCGAAGCGTATTGCTCAAACCTTGGATGGCGACGGCAAACCGACTGTTCGCAATCTTGCCGAAGCCTTGGAGACGCTGACCCACCTTGGCTGCGATGTGGACGCCGGCCGCATCTGGTTCGAAGTAATTCCCGAAGCATCTTCGCCGGCTGTGTCCGCCAGCTTGTTCTATTCGACGGAGCAGGAGAGCATCGATGTTCGCCTGGTTCTTCCGTTGCTGCGGGGATTCAAAGGGCGAACCGAGTTCGGCGGGCCTCTGCATCTCCCTCTCGAGGTCCTTCATCTTGCGAAAGTTGATGGTCGTAGCGCTCGGAGCAGCGCCACATTGACTAATGGCACCTCCGTGTATTCGCTAAAATTCGACATCGTACAATTTTCGACTCGATGGACAGATCTCGAGGAAGCGATCGTCTGGTTGACGATAAAGGCATTCAAGGCTGAACACATTTTCTTGCGACGCCATGTCCTTGCCCGCCGTGATGACCTGAACAGCGCCCTTGAATATCAAGTGGTAGGGATCGACTACAGCATCCTGCATACGATGCGGGAGTCGAACGTCAAAAACCTGACTGGATACATCAACGACCATATTGGGGAGTTGCCGCGCGGGAACGGTCAGCCGAAATTCGGGCCGGTCTCCGAAGACAAGGTTCAGCAAACGCTCAATATGGCCGGCATTTCCAAAGTTCGCGGTCCGAAACGGCGGCGCGCAGCCTAGGGGTTCGCGCGCGTGGCTTACGAGTTGCGAGTTAAACTCCGGATCTCTTCCAGGGATTCGTGAATTTGCTCGCAGGCCTGGATGATGCGTAGGGCTGCTGCATGACAGGGACGATTGGCGAGTTGAAGGAATGTTACCAAGACGACGTCTGAATGTTGAGCAAGCGCGATCAGGTGCTCGCCGCTGGGCACGCCGGCGCCAGCGAACCAATATTTTACGGTCCGTTCGCTCGCATCTGTCCATCGCATCGCCAGCTTAATTGCCCGATGCGTCGAGCCCAGTTCCTTCTTCAAGGCTGTGGCTAAGACGTCTGCGCAATTTACACCCAGATTTCCATTGCGCCTCCTTCGGTGCAAAACATTGCCTGTTTTCGGCAAAACATTGCCCATCTTCTTTCGCATGGCCTGCCTCTTCCTCGTTAGATTGCGGAAGAGTCAGAAGCGGCAGAAAATTCCTGCCAAATCCCCCTCGGGTATCAAGAATGGCGCTGGTTGATCGAAAGCAATCACGGCCACGCATGGAGGGAGAGGCACGTGGTCGATCCCGGCCCAAATGGCCCTGGACAGGTGCCGACAAACGCAGTTCCCTCAACGCGCGCCGCCCAATATGTGCGGATGTCGACCGACCACCAGCAATATTCAACCGAAAATCAGGCCGATGCGATCCGGTCTTATGCCGAGCGACGCGGGTTCGAGATCGTTCGAACCTTCGCGGACGAGGGACGCAGTGGGCTGCGTATCGATGGTCGCGACGCGCTGAAGCGACTGATCGAGGAAGTGCAGAGTGGGAAGGCCGATTTCACGGTCATTCTGGTTTACGACGTCAGCCGCTGGGGTCGCTTTCAGGACGCCGACGAGAGTGCGTACTACGAGTATATCTGCAAGCGCGCTGGTATCACGGTGCAGTATTGCGCAGAGCAGTTCGAAAACGACGGCAGTCCGGT